TTCTTTAGTAAGATTCCTACAGGACTATCTGCCGGTCTTTTGGCTACAGCCTATGGAAGCACAGGTAGAAATAGATTAGTTGTTGATGTGTTTATGGATACTTTAAATGTTGCTGCTGGCAATTACATAGGAATTAGACCTGAATATTTTGCTTTAACTTTAACAGCATCTGCAACAGGCCCACAATCTCTAGCCGGAATTTACAAAATAGATTCTATAAGTTCGGGTATTGCGAGAGCATACACAGATGTTCCGTTTGGTATTAGTGGATCAGATGTATTCCGGGGTTACATTACTGGTGGTGCTTCTAATGATCTACGACAAGTTGACATCTATACAGTATCTGTAAATTTCACGGATTGTAGCGGATATCTAGTAAATTCAGGCGAATTGTCTTTGGGTCTTTCCACACAGGGTGATCCATTTGTAATATCCTTTGAAGGAACAACTGCTTCATCACAAGCAGCCAAAGCAGTAGTAAGCACAGGATCGGGTCTTGTGCGAATTGGTGACAATATGGCATTTTACGGTTGGCCCGAATACGGAAGTGCTCTATACGCTACAAGAAATGGTTCTATTGAATCTAAAAACAATCTGTTCTCAAGATGCAAAGGAACTGCAATTCAATCGGATAGAAATGGTTCTGTAATTCTTGAAGCACCTATTATGAGTGCTAATAATTTTGCTATTGTTGCCAAGTCTTTTGGAACTGTGGAAATTGAAGCAAATCCAAACAGCAATAAATTTACAAACATTTCCAACAATGGAACTATTGGTTTTGTAAATACTGGAGAAGTATTGATTCGTGACAGTTACGCTCAACTGTTATCAAGTGGATATCAAGCGGGCTTCTACTATGCAGGAACTTCTAAATTGGTTGTTGAAGGTGATGTTCGTTCTATCGGCTTAACTGGCGGAACAGGACATTCTTCGGCTGCTGTTGGAGGTTCAGGTGGAGCATCAGGAAACGGTTCTGTGCAATCATTCTTGTCTGTAAGTTCAAATTCGGCAGGAGACCTGTATGTAAAGGTTGGTTCTGGAAGAATTGGAGTTTATGTACCATCAACATCAAGTATAGGATCTTATGTACTAAACACTGGAAAAGGAAAACCACCATCCTATGGTCCTAGTAATACTTCTGGTGGTGATGGTACACTATCAACATCTCTACCTATAATTGAAGCACAGTAAAATCATATGAAATTTGAAAGACTACATTCTGGTGACTTTTTGATTGACGGAAGATTAATCCGAGCATCTGCTTTTATGATGCTAGAACCAAATTACTCGGAACCAATCGGAACACTATATCTAAAATATGAAAATGATGGTTCTGCACCGTACAGAATGATTAAAAACAAAGAAACACAGTATAAAATATTTGGCGTTTGGGAAGATGGAGAAAGATACTGTAGAAGAGTAAGCGACTTAAATAAATTATCATCTTCAATAGAAACCTCTATTAATTCTGAAAAAGCAGAAATCTCTGAAGATGTGAAAGCAGCATTAACTCAAAAGAAAATTTTAAGTTGCTTGGATAAAAGAAAACTAGAGTATCCTTCCATAGAAGAATTAGTTGTGGCTATGTGGGAAAACCTCATAGAGAAAAAGACAAAAGCCGATTCTGGTGTTAGTGAACTTCAAAAATTAAGAAAACAAATAAGGGATAAATATCCTTCGGAGAACACAAATGCCCTCAGTCAGAACGAGACAGAAACTAATTGATTATTGCTTGCGATCCTTAGGTTCGCCAGTAATTGAAGTTAATGTAGACGAAGATCAAGTTCAAGATCGCGTTGATGACGCTATTCGTTTCTTTTCCGAATATCATTTTGATGGTGTAGAACAGGTTTATTTGAAGTATAAAATTCAACCTGAAGATATCGGCAACAGATACATCTCTATTAAAGCCGACAATCCAGGATTTCAAACCTTAGATAGAGATTTTGCAAACGCTGAAGATCCAACTGCTGCTGATATTCTTCTAGAAGATCTTATCACAAGTGTAACAAAGATATGGCATATCACAGCACAGTCTGTAGGTATGTTTGATGTTCGTTATCAGTATGCTTTGAATGATTTGTATACCTTTGGAACCATTGACTTGGTTCAGTACGATCTAACACAACAATACCTTTCACTTTTGCGTCAATACTTGTCGCCAGAGAAAATGGTTAACTTTAGTCGTGTCACCAACAAACTGTATGTAAACATGGATTGGAAGTTTGTTAGTCCCGGTCAATACTTCATTATTGAAGCGTATCGTATTCTTGATCCGCGAGTCTATACAGAAATATATGAAGATCGTATGTTAAAGAAATATCTTACTGCTTTAATCAAAAAACAATGGGGTATCAATTTAAGTAAGTATAGCGGTATTAAACTTCCAGGTGACATAACATTTAATGGTGACAAAATCGTATCAGAAGCAAAAACTGAAGTAGATGAAATTGAAAAAGAACTGATTGCCAAGTACGAATTGCCAACCGATTTTATGATGGGATAACCTGTGGCATTAAATCCGTACTTTAATAAATTCAAGAATCTGCCAGAGCAGAATCTTATAGAAGATTTGACGGTTGAGGCTATCAAAATTCACGGGATGGAGATATTTTATCTGCCCCGTAATATGGTTCATAAAGATGATTTTTTTGGAGAAGCACCTTACTCTAGATTTTCGTCTTTTAAAATGATTGAAATGTATATGGACACTACAACCGCATTTGAAGGCGGGGATACATTCACCAAGTTTGGCTTTGAAATTAGGGACAGTGTAAAATTTACAGTTTCACGAAAGCGTTTCAAGCGTGAAACTGGAATGGAAAGACCGATGGAAGGGGATTTACTGTATTTGCCTTTAAATAAAGGCTTGTTTGAAATTAAGTTTGTAGAACACGAAAATCCTTTCTATCAATTAGGTAAACTATTGTCTTTCCAATTAACATGTGAACTGTTCCAATACAGCGAGGAGAAGATGAATACCGGAGTCCCAGAAATAGATGTGGTAGAGGACATCAACGGTTATAATATTACCCTCTCTCTAGGAGCAACCGGTGGAACAGGAACTTTTACAAAAGGCAATACAGTATACCAGTTCGGAAATGGAGCAATTACGGGTTCTGTGGAAAACGCAACTGCAAAGGCAACTGTGGTATCCTTCAACCCAAACGATCCAAACACTATTGTTCTTTCTAACATCGTCGGTAAGTGGTCAGAGACCACTATAAGCAAACAATACAAAATTACCGATAACAACAGTATTCCTTCATATCGTATTGTAACAGGAATACAGGATAAGTTTGGTGATTTTGTTGATGATAGTAATAAACAAATACAAGACGAAGCAAATCAATACTTCAACTTCACCGAAAAACATCCATTCGGAGAACCTTAATAAATGTTTGAACATTTTTACCATCAAACAATAAGAAAAATTGTTGTGGCGTTTGGCGCATTGTTCAACGACATTTATATTTCTCGTTACGATGATGCAGGCGGTGAAGTGGAGCGCATAAAGGTTCCCATATCTTACGGCCCACAACAGAAATTCATTCGTAGACTGGCTAGAATAGGAACAGATTTTGATGCTACAAAGGTGAGAATAGAAAATTACTTGCCTCGTTTATCTTTTGAGTTGTCTAATCTAAATTACGATTCAACTCGCAAATTAAACACAATGAATAGAACAGTATTTTTTAATGCTGCAAACACATCAACTCTAAAAACTCGTTATGAACGAGTTCCGTATAACATGGATATAAATCTTGGAGTTATGACCAAGAATACAGAAGACGCTCTGCAAATAATAGAACAGATATTGCCATACTTTCAGCCAGAGTATACAGTTTCTCTTAAGATGAATGAACTTGATACCAATGTAAATGTGCCAATAGTTTTCAAGAATTGTATTTTGGGTGAAGGAGATGATGGTTCTTACGGTGGTTACGATCTTAGAAAATTAACTTACGCCAATCTTTCGTTTACTTCTAAATTTTATCTGTATGGCCCAATTAAAGAACTCGGAGTCATTACAGATACCGGCGGAGTTTCTATTAATCCAGGAGGGGGAACCGGAGCAAGTGGTGGAACTGCCGGTGGAATCAATATTATTGTGGGAGACGAAACTAGGGGTGCTACTGCTGCAACTATCAGAGTATATCCAAACGAGGGAGTTACCGCAGGAGATTATGTTCCATTAGGTCCTACTGCACAGGAGTCTATTACTGAATTCCCTCCAAATGATTGATAGGAGTTTATATGAATGGTGAATCAAAAGTTGATATGAATTTGAATGCTGCTATTTTTGGAGAAAAGATACCAGACAAAGGTGACAAGATCGTTGTATCGGAACCTGTTAAAATATCTTCCTCTCTAACAGGAAATGCGGATGCTGACCGCGATTATCGTGAAGTTCGTGATAATCTAAAACGGGTTATCATTCAGTCGGAAGATGCTATTCAAGGCGTACTTCAAGTGGCTCAAGAAACACAAAGTTCTAGAGCATACGAAGTGGCTGCTCAGTTAATTCAAGCAACCCTTGAAGCCAACAATAAACTGATGCATCTACACAAACAACTCAAGGATATTAAGCGAGATGATCCTGTTAAAGCAGGAGGTAGTGTTACCACTACAAACAACAATATCTTTGTGGGAAATACAGCAGAACTATCACGGTTCCTTCGTGCCCGAAAAGATTTGGAAACTGCAACTAAAGAGTTGCCGCCAGGAGATATTATAGATGCCTCCTAAAACAGGTATTGCTTATCTTGGTAACGCTCTACTCAAAGGGCCTGGAGTTAAGATTGAGTACACTCCCGAGCAGATGGAAGAGTATGTTAAATCCTCTGAAGATTTGGGTTACTTTCTCACTAAGTATTTTTATATTCGTTCGCTAGACAAAGGCCCAATCCTTTTTGATCTTTATGATTTCCAAAAACGATTCATTAAAGAGGTTCGTGAAAATCGCTTCACCATCTGTAAGTTTCCTCGTCAGACAGGAAAGACTTCATGTGTAACAGGAGACATCCTGCACATGACGCAGTTTACTCCTGACTATAAGGTAGCGGTTCTAGCCAACAAGCAAAAAACTGCAACAGAAATTCTAGACCGTATTAAACTGGCTTATGAACGCCTGCCTATGTGGATGAAACAAGGCGTGGTGGAGTGGAACAAAACTTCAATCAAGTTCGAAAACGGTTCCAAGATTATTGCATCATCTACTTCAGCAACCGCTGTTCGTGGTGACTCGTTCAACTACATCATGTTGGACGAGTTTGCATTCGTTCCTAATAACATAGCCGATGAATTCTTTGCATCGGTATATCCAACTATTTCATCAGGTAAAACTTCTAAGATTGTAATTGTGTCTACTCCGAAGGGTATGAACATGTATTACAAGATTTGGAAGGATGCGTTAGCAGGCAGAAACCCGTATAAAGCCGTGGAAGTTAAATGGTGGGAGGTTCCAGGTAGAGACGAAAAATGGAAAGAAACCACAAAGAAGGCTTTGGGATCTGAGCGTCTGTGGCTAGCCGAGTATGAATGCGAATTCTTGGGATCAGAGGACACGCTTGTAACTCCTAGCAAACTGTCATCTTTGGTTTATGAAGATCCAAAATTAACAACAAGAGATGGATTGACAGTATACAAAGAGCCTGAAAAAGAACACACATATACTATAACTGTAGACACCTGTAGAGCGGTTGGTTTAGACTACCATGCTTTTATAGTTTTGGATGTAACCAAAATGCCTTATACTGTGGTGGCTAAATTCAGAAACAATACGATGCCTGTGATGCTACTACCAAATATGATTACAACCGTTGCTCAAAAATATAACAATGCTTATATTTTGGTGGAAACCAACGATACAGGTCAACAGGTATCGGATATTATGCACGAAGAATTAGAATATGAAAATTTGATTACAACAACCATTAAGGGCAAAAAGGGACAACGAGCAACAGGATTCGGAGTAGGACGAGTTCAGTATGGTGTAAAGATGTCAAATCAGGTAAAGAAAACTGGATGTTTAATTCTAAAGGAAATGGTAGAAGGCGACAAGGTAATCTTGAACGATTTTGACCTAGTATCCGAAATGTCTACATTCGTGTCTCACAAGTCATCCTACGCAGCCTCAGAGGGTTATAACGATGACTTGGTTTCGTGTATGGTTTTGTTTTGTTGGCTGTCAACCCAATCTTACTTTCGGGATTTGGTAAACACCAATATTCGCAAAAAACTAATGGAAGAAAAAATTAAAAAACTAGAGGAAGAATTGCTTCCGTTCGGGTTTTTAAGCACAGAATTAGACTCAGAAGAACAAGACAAGATTGATCTTGGTAGAGAGGGCCCGAAAAGGGTTTTTGATGGTGGTGGCTTTGCAAATGGTGACAGTTCTGCGTTCTGATTCTAATAACTGTTTTTACTAAATACACCTTGAAACCTTAATTTTATACTTCCTAACAAGGAGAACGATAGATGGCATTCCAATTAAGTCCAGGCGTAAATGTAACAGAAAAAGATCTAACAACAATCGTTCCTACTGTGGCTACAACTGCCGCAGGCATGGCAGGATTGTTTGAATGGGGCCCTGTAGGGTTGCCCGTTACAATCAGTAGTGTTCAAGAACTAGGAACCCTATTCGGAATGCCAAGAGACGGTAACGCCGAATGGTGGTTTACCGCTTATAACTATCTTGGATACGGTAGCAACCTAAAGGTTGTTCGTCATGTTGACGACACTGCTGCTAAAAATGCAACAATGGGTACAAAAACTCCGGTTTTGGTAAAAACCGTAGATGCTGCTCCTTCAACAGGAACAGTTGCTACAAATGGTCTTTTTGCTGCTCGTTATCCTGGCGAATTGGGAAATTCGTTGTGGGTAGATGTTTGTGGTTCTGCAATAACCGGATCAGGCGCAGGTGCAACTTTCGGAAGTTGGCAGTGGGCTGGTTTGTTTAGTGGAAAGCCATCATCTTCTGCTTACTCGGAAAGACTTGGAATATCAGAAAACGATGCGTTCCACATGGTTGTTGTTGACTATGCTGGTAAGTTCACAGGAACTCCTCTATCGGTTCTAGAAAAATACGAAAATATTTCTATTCATCCAGGTGCAATTAATCCTGATGGAACCCCACTTTTCTACAAGACAAAGATTAACGATGAATCTCGTTATATTCTTGCTCTAGGAAATCAATCATCAGACGATGTAACCAACTTTACAAGCGGTATGACAGGTTACGGAACACCTACCGCATGGACAAGTACACAATCTGGTGGTGCTTACGCTGCTCGTATGAGTGGTGGTACAGGACAGTTCTCAGGTGTGGCAAGTATTGCAGATGAAAATGGTGGATTCTATGCGTTTGGAGACGCTGACACCATTGATGTAAACCTATTAATGGGCGGCCCACTTTCAGGAAACAATGCACAAAAGGTTTGTGATATTGCAAAGGCAAGAAAAGACTGCGTAGCCTTTGTTTCATCTCCAAACAGCAATCCATCAGAAAGTTCAACCACAAAGGTAAGCAACTGCTTGACTCTAAGAACAGCAGTTGGTAACAACAACTACGCCTTTATTGATAGCGGTTACAAGTACATGTACGATCCATTCAACGATGTGTATCGTTACATCCCACTAAACGGCGATGTTGCAGGTTTGTGTGCTCGTTCAGATATCACAAACGATCCTTGGTACTCACCCGCAGGATTCAACCGTGGTCAAGTTCGTAACACCATCAAGTTGGCTTTCAATCCAACCAAGACAGAAAGAGATTCAATCTACTCAAACGGTGTAAACCCTGTAGTGACTTTCTCTGGCGAAGGTACAGTTCTCTTTGGAGATAAGACTGCACAAACTCGTCCATCTGCTTTTGATCGTATCAATGTTCGTCGCCTCTTCATTGTTCTAGAAAAGGCAATCGCAACTGCTGCCAAGTATAGCCTGTTTGAATTTAACGATGCATTTACTCGCTCACAATTCAGATCGTTGGTTGAGCCATTCCTTCGTGATGTTCAGGCTCGTCGTGGTATCACCGATTTTAAGGTTGTTTGTGACGAGAAGAACAATACATCACAAGTTGTTGACAGCAATCAGTTTGTTGCCGACATCTATGTGAAGCCAAATCGCAGCATTAATTTCATCCAACTCAACTTTGTTGCTACCAAGTCGGGCGTTTCGTTCGAGGAAGTAGGAGCCTAAATAAAAAGGAAACAGGAGAACAGTTAAATGGCATACAGTCAATTTAGCATAGACGCATTTAGAGCAAACCTAATCAATGGTGGTGCAAGAGATAACCTTTACCTAGTATCAGGTGTATTTCCTGGTAGTGCAACAGGTATCATCAATGCTGCCGCCAGTGTTGCTGGTGCTCTCTTTGGTGGAGCCGTAGCAGGAGCAATTACAAACACTGCTGCTGCTGTGGGTCTAAGCAATCCAGGTGCTCAGGTTTCCTTCTTATGCCGTTCAGCAGGCATTCCTGCTGCAACTCTAGGGCAAGTAGAAGTAAACTACATGGGTAGAAAGTTAAAGTACGGTGGAGACCGTGAATTTGCTGACTGGAACATCAAGTGCTATAACGATGGTGGATATCAGTTGCGTAAAGCATTTGAATCATGGTCAAACATCATCAACTCATATCAGGGCAATGTTGGCCCAAACAATATGAATTCTTACCTTTGTGACTGGTATGTACAGCCACTATCTCGTGAAGGCAATCCAATTTGCACTTACAAGATGGTTGGAGTATGGCCAAAGGATGTTCAAGGTTACGAATTGAACTTTGATTCAAAGACCAACATCTCAGAGTTTGGTGTGGTGATGTCGTATCAGTACCATGAACTTCAGGGCGTAACAACCTGATTCAAAATTTAATGGAGTCTTTATAATATGGAACTCTTCGGCTTAAAAATTGAGAGGTCGAAGAAGCAGCAAAGCGACTTCAAGGCACTAAAGTCATTCGTAGTTCCAACTACGGACGACGGTGCAATTCCAGTCGAAGCAGGCGGCTTCTACGGTCAGTATGTGGATCTTGACGGTTCAGTTCGTAATGACTACGAATTGGTAGCCAAATACCGTGAAATGTCAATGGATCCAATTTGTGAAACTGCTATTGACGATGTTGTGAACGAATCAATTGTCTGTGAAGGCAAGCGTTCTCCTGTAAAGATTTTCTTCACCAGCGATCTAAAAGTTGGTGAGCCTATTAAAGATAAAATACAGGAAGAATTCAAAAACATTCTTCGTGTCATGCAGTTTGAAACCAAGGGTTACGAAGTGTTTCGTCGTTGGTATGTTGACGGTAAGATTTACTTTCACATTATTACCGATGAAAAAAGAACCGAAAAGGGTATTCTTGAACTTCGTTTCGTTGATCCATTAAACATTCAAAAGATTCGTGAGTTTGAAAAAGAAACTCGCAAAGACGGCACGAAAATCATTACTGGTTATCGTGACTTCTACATCTACAATAAAGATAATCCTCGTGCAGGTGGTAATGCAGCAGGCATCAAGATTAACGATGATGCCATTGCATTCTGTTCATCAGGTCTGTTTGATAGTCGCTATCGCAGAACTGTTGGATTTATGCACAAGGCTATCAAGCCACTAAATCAACTTCGCATGATGGAAGACGCGGTAGTAATCTACCGTCTATCTCGTGCTCCTGAACGCCGCATCTTTTACATAGATGTTGGTTCGCTGCCTAAGACTAAAGCCGAGCAGTATGTCAAGGACATCATGGGCAAGTATCGTAACAAACTTGTGTACGATGCTAATACTGGTGAAATCCGAGACGACAAGAAGTTTATGAGCATGTTGGAAGACTACTGGCTACCTCGTCGTGAAGGATCAAAGGGAACTGAAATCAGCACACTTAGTGGAGCGCAGAATCTTGGCGAAATGACCGATGTGGTGTATTTCCAAAAGAAACTGTATAAGGCTCTAAATGTGCCGGTATCTCGTTTAGAGCAAGACAAGGGGTTCCAATTGGGGCGTGCTGCTGAAATTAGCCGTGACGAACTCAAATTTAATAAATTTGTCATTCGTTTGCGTAACAAGTTCAGTGAAATTTTCTACGATCTGCTACGCAAGCAGTTGCTGATGAAGGGAATCATCAAGCAGGACGACTGGGCTGGTATTAAAGAATGTCTGTTTTTTGATTACCTCAAGGATAGCCACTTTGTAGAACTCAAAAATCAAGAGTTGCGAAAGGGTATGTACGAGGAACTGAGCCAAGTTGAAAAATACATAGGTAAGTACTATTCACATTATTGGATTCGTACTCAAGTGTTGGCTATGAGTGAAGCGCAGATCAAGGAAATGGACAGTCAGATATCTAAGGAGCGTAATGCAGGCTTGTATGCTCCAGATAACACGGTGTTCGGTTTACAGTAACGGAGAATTTAAATGGAAAATTTGCAAAAAGCAATTGATGCTACAAAAGAAAAGAATGCGATTGACTTTAAACAAGTCATCTCTGCTGAATTGGCAGATAGACTTTATAAGTCAATCAACACAAAGAAAGAGTCTATCTCTGGTAGTATAACCAAGAAAGATGAAACTCCTGTTGAGGCTGAGGCTGAGGAAGATGCTGCTCCTGCGGTATCTGAGGCTAATGTTCTGGCTCCATCTGCACCTGTGTCGGGTGGCAAGGTTGGAATTCCTGGATCAGAAAGGTCAAATTCAGGTGCGGGAGAAATTCCTGACCCTTTAGAAGGAGAACTGAAGGACGAAATAGAAAACGCCTTCGGTCTAAAAGGTGATTCGGATAAGATGATTGCCAAGGATGACGACATCTCCTTGGATCCAAACTTTGAAAAAGAATTTTACATGAAAGAGATGGATTACAACGGTCACAAGGTAACTTTGAAGCAGATTGGATTAGGTCTTTCAAAGCCTGTGCGCGTTTATGTGGACAACAAGCGTTGGGAATTCTTTCCAGGCCCCGAAGCCGCAATGAAGGCTTCCAAGTCATACATTGATGGAATGGACAAGCAAGAAAGTGTGAACACATCAGAGGCTGTAACAGAAGCAAAGGTTGACCTAGACGGCAGAAGTCGTTTATATAAATCAACTGTTGCTCGTTTAGAGCAAGCCCGTATGCGTCGTGAAACTCACAACAGTAAAGTTAAAGAGTTGGAAGAAACTTCAACCATGACAAACCAAGAAATCTTGGATGCCGTTAACATGAAAGACGGTAAATTTGTTATGGGTGAAGAAGAACTAAGCGACAAACAAAGTAAATACAGAAAATTCTTTTCTGCTGCTTTAAAGAAGCATGGTGCATCATCGCCCACAGAATTATCAGGAGAAAAGAGAAAACAATTCTTCAACTATGTTAAATCAAATTGGAAGGGATAATGTCAGACACACCATCACAACTAAAAAACGAAGTATCACGCAAAATTATAGATTGCGTTAGAGAATGCGTTTCAACAAACAAGGGCAAAACTCTTGAGTTGATGGATGGTTCAATTGTTCGTCTTACTCCTATGCAAGCAGAAAAATTCATATCAATTCACGACGAGTTGAGTGAATCTAGTCAGGCTTCTTTTCGTTTAATGCTAGTTGAAACAAAACAATCATTTGAAGGAGTTAACACCTTCTGTAAGGAGAGAAAGTAATGACTGCTAGATTAGACTATCTTGTAAAGAGTAAAAATCGTTGTGTGGTGGCTTATTCATCAGATGGTGGTGGAGGTAACATTACATTTGATGTTGGCCCATCAGCCTTTGGTTCCTTGTTCACACCAGTAGGAAATGAAAGTTATTCTGTTGCAACAACCGGTTTAACTTTTACTTCTGCTGCAATTTCAAGAGTAGTAGGTTCTGCCGGTGGTGCTGCTGGATCTATTGAAATTGCTTTCCAAGGATCAACAAACTATCAAGCATTTCAGTTTCCTTACGGCTCATCCGTTGACAACAACTTTGAGCGTTTCACAATTCCGAATCTAGCAGCAGGATCTACAGGAATGGCAACCATTACTAACCGCCTAGCCTCTGGTGCTACCGCTTCAGTTATTATTGAATTTGTGAATAGACATGTTTAATAAATAAAAAACAAAGGGAAATCAAATGAAACTATTCTGCGATATTAACGAAGAGATTCAAGTTCTAACCGAAGAGAACGAACCAGGCAAGAAGAACTACTTTATTGAAGGCATCTTCTTGATGTGCGATCAAAAGAATCGCAACGGTCGTGTTTATACTTTTGAAATGATGAACAAGAAGGTAAATGAATACAACAATTCGTTTGTCAAGCAAAAGCGTGCTTTCGGTGAGTTGGGACATCCTGAGGGGCCAACAATCAACCTAGAGCGCGTATCTCACATGATTACCGATCTGTACTCTGACAAGAAGAATTTCATTGGTCGGGCTAAGATCATGGATACTCCATACGGCAAAATTGTAAAAAACCTCATTGATGAGGGTGCTAAGTTGGGTGTGTCTAGCCGTGGAATTGGCTCTTTAGAAGAGAAAAACGGGGTTAATTATGTGAAAGACGACTATCAACTAGCCACAGCAGCAGATATTGTAGCCGATCCTTCTGCTCCAGAAGCCTTTGTTCGGGGCATCATGGAAGGCAAGGAATGGATATACGAAAGTGGCAGACTTGTTGAAAGGGATGTTGAAGAAATTAAGCGAAGCATTAAAAACGCATCATCTAGAAAACTAGAAGAAGCCAAAATTCAAGCCTTTCAAAAGTTTTTACGAAATCTTTAAGAACACTAAATATCATTTGACATCTTCATAAATTCACAAGGAGCGAGTTCATGGACTCATTTAAGAACGACGAAGTAGAAGAAATCCTCGAAGAGGAAATTACCGAAGAAACCCCAACAGAAGAAGTGGTTGTCACTGATAGTCCAACCATTGAGGAAGACGCAGCAGCCACTCAAAAGGCAACTGTTACTTCCAAGCAGCCTGCTGGCGAGAAGTCAAAACTTCCCGCTGCTGCTAAGAGTAAGGGCTCTTCCAAGTACGCTGGTCTATACATGGACGGTACAGGCAAGGGCGTAGAAGTTCCTGAGCCTGTTGCTACCGATTCGTCTGCTTCTGCTGACAAGCAATTGAAGTTGGTGGATGCCAAGCGTTCAGGTAAGACTGAAGGAGTTCAAGTTCACATGGACGCTATGTTCAATGGTGAAGAACTATCAGAAGACTTCAAGAGCAAGGCTTCTACAATCTTTGAAACCGCTCTCAATGAGCGTGTTGAAGCCATTGAGAACGAACTCAAGGCTGAGTACGATAATCGTCTAGTTGAGCAAACTGAAACTCTAAAGACTGAACTCACTCAGCAACTTGATTCATATCTCTCATATGTTGTTGAAGAGTGGATGGAAGAAAACAAACTTGCTGTTGAGAAGGGTCTACGCACCGAAATCGCTGAAGAATTTATTGAAGGTCTTCGTGGTCTTTTCTTACAGCACAACATTGAAGTACCACAAGGCAAGACTGATCTTCTAGATGAAATGGCAGAGAAGGTTGAAGCCCTAACTACCTCCTTGAACGAAGAGATCAACAAAGGTCTAGAACTCAAGAACAAAATTTCTGATCTAGAAAGACAGAAACTTGTTTCAAGCATGAGTGAAGGACTTGTTGATACCGACAAGGAGCGTTTCTTGAAATTGGCGGAAGGCGTTGGCTTTGAAACAAACAACGAATTCCGTTCAAAGTTGGAAGTCATCCGTGAGTCTTACTTCGGTGATTCGGGCAAGTCATTCTTGTCAGAGGAAGTCGAAGACGATATGACGGTTGCCGAAAATGCTCCTGCGAATGAACAAGAAAACTTGTCAGAGTCAATGGAAGCATATTCGCACATGTTGTCTCGCCTAAGCCGTAACAAGCCCCAAAGCAAGAAGAACTAATTTATAAATATCACTAACCTTTAAAACTACCACAGGAGTATAAACCAATGGAACTCACTATTTCAGAAGCACTACAGAGCAAGTGGAAGCCTGTGCTTGAGCACTCGGAACTTCCAGAAATCTCTGATCCTTATCGCAAGGCAGTAACCACGATTCTTCTAGAGAATCAGCAACAGTACCTCCGTGAGGACGGCGCAGCAAATATCTCCGCCAACCTTGACGGTGCAGGCACAAGCAATGTCGCTCGTTGGGATCCAATCTTGATCTCACTCGTTCGTCGCGCTATGCCAAACCTAATCGCATACGATGTATGCGGCGTTCAGCCAATGAGTGGCCCAACCGGTCTTATCTTTGCTCTACGCAGTCGTTACAACAACCAGTTCGGTGATGAAGCACTCTTCCAAGAAGCAAACACTCGCTTCTCAGGAACCAAGGCAACAGGTCTATCTGGTGCTACCTTCACATCAAACGGTGGTCTAATCAGTTCAGGCGGCGTAACTTCTGCTGAAACCGATCCATTCAAGTTTGGTACTCTAGCAGGCGGAACTGCTGGCGACTTTGGTACAGTATCGGATCCATTCATTGGAACCGCAATGTCAACCAATGTTGGTGAAGCACTTGGTTATCCAAACGGTTCACAAGAAGCAGGCAATCAGTTTGCACAAATGGCATTCTCAATTGAGAAGACCACTGTGACTGCTCAGACCCGTGCGTTGAAGGCAGAGTACACAATGGAATTGGCACAAGACTTGAAGGCAATTCACGGTCTTGACGCTGAAACCGAACTCGCCAACATTTTGTCAAGTGAAATTCTTGCCGAAATCAACCGCGAAGTCGTTCGTCGCATCTATGTGTCAGCCAAGTTGGGTGCTCGCTCAGGTCTAACTCAGACCCAAGGCGTGTTTGACTTGAATGTTGACTCAAACGGTCGTTGGTCAGTTGAGAAGTTCAAGGGCTTGCTCTTCCAAATTGAGCGCGAAGCCAATGCAATCGCCAAGGAAACCCGTCGTGGTAAGGGTAACTTCGTCCTCTGCTCGGCAGATGTGGCAAGTGCTCTAAGCATGGCAGGCGTTCTTGACTACGCTCCTGCTCTCTCAACCAACCTCAATGTGGACGACACAGGCAACACCTTCGCTGGTGTTCTCAACGGTCGTCTCCGTGTGTACATTGATCCTTACGCTTCACAGACAGCAACCTCAGAGTTCTTCTGCGTAGGCTATAAGGGTTCAAGCCCATACGATGCTGGTCTCTTCTACTGCCCATATGTACCTCTTCAGATGGTTCGTGCAGTTGGCGAGAACTCGTTCCAGCCAAAGATTGGTTTCAAGACTCGTTACGGTATCATCCATAACCCATTCGTCTTGAACTCAAGCGGCAATGTGACCAGTACATTGGACGACACAGTTCGTCGCAACATGTACTACCGCATCGTCAAGGTAACAAACCTCTTCTGATTCATAATCGGAAGTTCAGTCACTCCGAGCAGCCCCCTTGAAAGAGGGGGTTGTTCTTTTTAATACAGTTTTCATTTTTCCTAAATATGCTAAAGTAAGTTGTTAATTAGCATCTTTAAAGAGGGGTAAAATGCCATACAATCCATTAAACGCTCAAAGAAATAACGAATCAAATTTTGATTATTTTCAGTATACTAATAAATTTTGGTGGGTTGGAGGAAATGGTGTTGGTGTAACTACAGGAACAAGCAAAGACGCATACGATTGGAACAATGCTAGTAATTGGAGATTTTGGAATCCATCAGATGGTGGAGTTTGGTCAACCGCCACTCGTGTTCCTGGTTCGGTTAATGGTTATAACGATATAGTTTTTGTTGGTGGATTATCTTTCGGCCCAACTGCTTATGCTCCTCTATTATACGGAGGATTCTCTGGAAGTAGTACTACAGGCGGATACGCAACTTCCACAGGATTGACATTTGATGCAGGAACAACAACCACAAATACAATACTAGAAGTAAACATTAAATGGGAATATGGCTACGAACAAAAATATCCATTTAATATTGTTGGTGGAGGATTAAACTCACTATACTCTATGGGAGTTACTTCAGGTTCTGTAACTGGTGTAAGTGC